CAAGTTCACCCAATTCCAGATCACTGGTCGTGGGCGCCTTGCCTGCAACGGCAGAGCGTTTCAGCTTGATCAGGTTGGCCATCTGGCGTCCGTTGGTGGCTATCTAGCCGGACGCTTGAACTTGCCTAGATCAGCAGGAAATCCCACCAGCAAGAACTGCATTGAGCACCAGTGAAGTGAGGCCAACGATCCACAGGAACGTACCGCCATCAATGGTGGCGCTGGGGCTCAGATAATCCGTGCCATCCACCGCTGCGGCATAACCGCTGCCATTGCCCTTGAGCAACCCGGTCACGGCGCTGGTGAGGCCGGTGCCGCCATAGGCCACGCCCACGGCCGTGCCCTGCCAAATGCCGGTGCTGATGGTGCCGACGCTGGTGAGGCTGGAGCTGGTGACACCGGAGCCGAGCGCAGAACCCGACAGCACTGCGGTGCCGTTGATGGAGTAGCTCTTGCCGCTGGCGAGGTTGATGTGCTCGCTGGATGTCCACGCATCGGTGGCATCCACCCACAGCCAGGTCTTATCCGTAGCGCCCTTGAGCACCAGGCCGCCACCATCGGCGGTGGAATCGTCCGGGCTAGTGACGGCACCTAGCTCAAACGTCTTGTCATCCACCGAGACGATGGTGGAGTTGATCGTGGTGGTGGTGCCGTTGACCGTCAGGTTCCCCGAAACCGTCAGGTTTCCCGACAACGTGCCACCGCTCAGCGCCAGATAGACGCTGCTCAGATCGGGGATATCAGCCGACACCAAACTGCGGAAGGTTGGCGCTGCAGCCGAGCCCGTCGTCGGTCCCGCCAGCACCGTGTTGGCGTTGCGCGTGGTCGCCGAGCTGATGTAGGCGCCAGGGCCGCCAATCGCCAACGCACTGGTTGCCGTCCCACCAGCGCCACCAGTGCCGAGGCCGTAATAGAGAACCTGGCTGTCTTCGTTAAAGGCCAGCTCCGCATTGGCCAGGCTGCTCGGCGCACCCGAACCGCCACCAATCGCTCGCCGCTTGATTCGGATCGTGTTGGCCACGGACTAGCTGCTAGGTCTTTGCGCTGAAGTTGCCCCTACCAGTGGCCGCCATCGGTCAAGGTCAATGTGGTGTGTTGATTCACCTTCCAGCTGTTGCTGGCCGCATCCCACACCAGCACTGCGTCGTCCACCAGACCCGTGTCATCCACATCCGCCAGGTCCGCAAGATCCAGGCTGACGTGGCCGGTCTGTCCGTTGACGCTCTGCACCTGCAGGGTCGGTGGCACCTGAAAGGCAAACTGTCCGCCAGCACGGCTGAGCGGAATCCTGAGCTGCGTTTGCCGCTTGGGGCCAACGTCTTCAATCACCGCGAGGATCTGGGCGGTGGTCCCCGGAAAACCGGCCTGCACCAATGCCGCCGCACCCTCTAGATCAGCGCCGCCCCAATCCAGCAGAAACACATTCCAGGTCTGAAGGAACGGGCTGCTGGTGTACTGCGCCTGTTGCTCCAGCTCCGGCACGCTGCTGATCACCACCTCCAGCCCGCTGACACTGGTGCTCGCGCCCATGCCCGCACCGGGATCGCGCACCACCAGTGCCGGTGTGGTGCTGCCATTGGCGAGGGTGTAGGTGCCGAGGTGAGCAGTGAGAGCCGTGGCCAGGGCTCCCCGTAGCGCAAGGATGTCCACGCCAGAGCTTTAGGTTGAAGTTGCCCCTAACAGCCGCCCAGCACTGCTCTGCTCATTGAGCAGCAGCACACCGGCTTCAAAGTGAATCGGCTGCAGGCGTGACGGCAGGCGCAGCTGATAGCGCAGAAGCGGGCGGTCAATGTCGATCAGCTCCACGCTGGTGCCAGGGGTTTGCCCTTTGGCGGCGATGAAGCCGCGCACATGGCCGCCTTCCCAGCTGGGGGCCACCACCACCAGATTGCGATCTGCGCTGATCAGCGCCCGAATCTCCGGCACCTGAGCCGGCACCGCTGCACGCTTGACCACCTCCCGCCAAATGCCGATCAACAGAGGCGGCAGCTGCTGCTCATGCCGCAGCGCCAAGCAGATGTGCGCCACCACCGCTGGTAGCTGATCCTCTTCGCTGCGCTCCTCTGTACGGAAGAACAGCCAGTCCTGATGGCTGGTGGCTTTGCCTTTCTTGGCATCCCGGTTGATGTTGTAGAGCAGGCTGCACAGCTGCGCTCCTTGCAGCTCCTGCAGTTGCAGCTCTTGCCGCTGCAGCTCCAGCAAGCTCCGATGCGCCGCCATCACCACCACCACCTTCTCTTGCGCAAAGGTGGTGCGATGGAACTGGCCGGGGAAGGCCTTGACCAGCGCCCAGAACAGGGCCGGCCAATCTATGCGGCTTGGCTTCCAGTCCCCGGCCGCTGCTTTTTTATCTCCTCCTCAGACGGTGGGGCGGCGGTGTCGTCCTGCCCGGCTTGACGCTCCTCTTCAAAGAAGGCAAAGAGGGCATCCATCAACGGCTGCGGGAGCTGGCTGGTGTCCGCCATGCTCCACTCCGGCCGCTCCAGCCGGTAGCGAATCAAGGCCGTGACACTGGCCAGCATCCGCTCCCGGCCGCGCTGCACATAGATGCGCGTCAGCTCTGCAATCTCGCTGAGGTATTGCAGGCGAATGGCATCCTGCTCCGGGCTCATGCTGCTGCCGACCGCTGAGGCTTCTACCAAAGCGAAGGCTTCCAAGATGGTGATTTCCTGCTCAGCGCTGATGCGCTGCGCCAACTTGGCAGCAATCACCACGGCGGCATCGTTGTCTGCGGTCAGATCACTAACCGCGATCACCTCACCGACCTGCAGTGAGCCATGCACGGGTAGCTCCAGGATGCCGGTGGCTTTGGTGCCAATGCGGCGCTTACTGCGCTTGGCTGGCGCAACAACAAAGGGCAGATCAATGCTCATCAACCCAGCCCGTAACCGATCTTGTCGAGGGCACTCATGCCCTGCAGGCTGCCGGCCGTCAGATTGCCGCTGCCGCGCATCCCGCCGCCATGGCCATTGCTGGTGGGAGCAAAGAAGTGGCCGTAGACCGCATTGCTCTTCAGGCCTTCGAGATACGCCGCAGGGCTCATGGTGTCGCCGTTCTCGGTGAGCATCGGTTCACCATTGGCATTGAGCACCACCACATCACCGCTCTCGTTGACCTTGAAGCGATTGCCCACCGCACCCATCAAGGCATCGAAGTAGGTGGTGCCATCCTCAGCGCCACCACTACGGCCGCCAGCGACTTGGAAGGCATTAGCCAGAGCCTGCTTGCGGTACAGCTCCGACTTCTCAGCCAAGGCTTCAGCCAGCTTCTGATCCTTGACCTTCACCTGTGCATAGGCCTCGGCTTTGGCCGCTTCTGCCGCTTCTTTGATGCGCTGATCCATCTCAGCCCGCAGGCGTTCTTCCCGCTCTTGCGCTTCTTTGATGTTGCGCAGTTGATCGGGGTCGAGGCCTTGCAACTGCTGCTCAATCGCCTTGAGGCGTCGCTCAGCTGCCTTGCGGGCTTCCCGTTCTTCCTGCAGCGCCGAGAGACCCGCTTCACCCAAGGGCTCTACAGCAGGTGCTGGCGTTGATTGTTCTTGCTGCAGCGCTTGTTGTGTCTCGTCGGCCATAAATCAGGCACTACACAACAGGCTAGCAGTTGCTAATCAATAATTCTGAACAAACGTTCTGCTCGATCTGGCAACACCACAGTGTCGATTTCGGCTGGATAGCCAAACCGTCTGATGTAGGTTTCGTCCGTCGTTGTGACCCCGGCTACTGGTGAACTCAGGGTCACGGAAGCCGGTGGTGCCACGGCAGTGCTGCCGGCAATCACCGACGCCTGATCAGCTGTTGCTAGGCCCGACAGATCCACCACGTCCTCCAGCGGCTCCATTGCCTCTGGGCTGTAGCTATCAAAGCTGGTGCCTGACTGAGCACCTAGATAGCGATAGCCATTGCACGTGAAGCCACCAGGCAGTGCAGTTAGTGTTGATAACTCGCGCACACCCGACGCATCCGCATAGAGACCAGGCGAGAACATCCGCTGCCCCGTCTGCGTGTTGTAGCCCAAGTGGCGGCTATACAGGTTCCACGAATTGCTAGCAAAATCCAAATGACTACGAAAGTCATCCGGCGAATAAAACTTATCTAGGGAGCTTCCGCCGTTAAAGACGTTGGAGTTGCTCTGAGATGTGACGCCAACAGCAACCGGATAAGCAGTAGGCGAATTGAGAAACGTCCAAACTGAACTGCCACAGGACTTGAACGGATGGCTGCTTGGCAGACTGTTCGCAAAAGCCGCCGCAAGCCCTGTGTACTCAGTTGTTGCAGTCCATTTGAAATAACCTGAGGATCCAAGTGGGGCACCGGTGAACTCTGTGACCACTTGCCTGTATTGCAGCAGCGGTGCCGCCTGAGAAGCCACCGTACCTGTGTCAAGACTGACTGCTGCCGTGAAAACTTCATAGTCAGCTCGGCCGCAGTAGGTGCCGCTTGAAATGGTTGATCCAGAGGACAGGCTCACTTGAACCTTGCTCATGGACGCAGATCCTCTGATCATGGAGATATAGACAACATCGTCAATCACCTGTGTGGCCAAAGGAGCTGTGGCCACCACCAAAGCGTTGATCCACGTCGCTGCAGGACTCAGTGAGGGGTAGGCCGCCAGTAGCAGGGCGCCTACGCCAGCATCGTTATGTTCAACAACGTTCAGCGGCACGGCATCAAACACATGCACACTGGCCACCTGTCCAGCAGAACCTGAATAGACCACACAGCGATGGTTTTCGCTGGTGATCAATGGCGTGCTGGTGTTTTGCCAGGCCAGCGTATTGAAGTTGGAAAAGCCGTAATTAAAAACCCAGACCGGATCAACCTGAATGGTCGAGCGCCGTGCAGCTGGGCGGAATCGTGCAACCGGCCTAACCACGCTGCGCCTTGATCACCGTGATCTTGGCTTGCATTCGCAGGTTCATGGCAATGCGATTGCCATCCACCACCTCCTGCAGGCGCTGCCGCAGCTCGGAGCTGCCTGCGTTGCCGCTCACCTGGACATTGACCTGCGCTTCAGCCATCAGTCATTGACCGCCAGCTTGACGCTGTAGCCCACGGTCTGGCCGTTGCTGATCGTGACCGCAGCGGTCTCGCTGAGGATGCCGTAGACGCTGCCGGCGCACTTGCGGATGCGCAACGTGCCGCTGCCGGTTGAGGTGAGATTGACCTTGTTGCCACTGGCCACCGGCGTGGCGGTGTGCAGCGTGATCGTCGAGCTGGTCACGCTGTCCACGTAGTAGAGCGTGCCGGCCGTCAGACCACCGGGCAGCGTGCCGCCGCTGTCCACGGTCACCGTGACGGCATCGCCATCGCTGAGGCCATGGCTGGCCACGGTGATCACATCCGTCGCTGGATCCACGGCACTGCTGGCGGTCAAGCCCGCACCGGCCTGGCCATCCGCTGCGGCATCCACCAGCAGCACCACATGAGTGTAGGTCAGGTTGCCGCCATTGGCGCTGAACTCCACGCTCACCGAGTCCTGCTCGTAGCGCGTGTTGGTGGCGCTGTAGGTGCCGCCGGTCAGGGCTGCGCTTTGAAAGCGGGCATAGCCGTTGGTGCCTTCAGTCAGCTCGTATTGCAGCCAGCTGGCGATCCCGGCATCAGTGGCCGGTGCGCTGGCGGCATTGACCAAGGCAGCGGTTAGCACCTTGCCGCTGTAGGCCTCAGACATCACACGGGCCAGCTCAGCCTGCGTCAGTGCGGTGGTAACGGCCATGGATCAACCCTTATACCTGAACTTGCCCTAGATCCACTGCGAATAGAGATCCAAGCGGTAGGACTTGGTGGCACCAGCCGTCAGCGTGAACGGCGTGGATTCGTGAATCACACCAACAAACGGCAGTGCATAGCTTGGCGCCCCACTACCTGGATTCACTGCCGGGATGACAGCCACCAGCACATCGGTGTAGGTCACTGTGGATCCAAATGACAGCGAGATCTCTTGCTGTGGCAGCTTGGCGCGTTGCGTCAGTGTGCCGTCATAAGCAACGCTGCCACTGGCAACAAAGGAGTCAAACTGACCCGATAGAAGATAAGGATTCCAAGCGCTGTAGTCGGCATTCAGTGCTGGAGGTGAAGCTGCGCCAGTGGTATTGGCAAGGATGCTAAAGAACGTCGCATCCTTGAATAACCACCACATGGCACCCAGAGCGGCCTCACGGTTGGGCGTAAAGCTCGCAGGCATAACGGCGCTCGGTCTTAGCTGAGGTTGCCGCCAAGACCCAAGCCAGCACTGAAGGCTTGGATCAGCAGTTGCCGCTCACCGCTCTCCAGCTCCAGCACCACCTGCTCGCTGATCTCCTGCACCGCCTCCAGCTGCAGCACGCTTTGCAGGGTGGCGTCGCCCATGCTGCGGTTGATGCCCAGCGGCACCAGCAGCGTCTCCAGCTGCAAGCGCACCTGCATCGCGGTGGTGCTGATCGGCTTGAACGGCAGCGCCAACGCCACAGGCGTCA